AAGGTATCTTAGGATTAATACCGTCACTTTCAGATGCAATCGGTGAGTTGTTCAAAGGTAACTTTAGTGAAGCAGGAAAGATTGCTACTGATGCGGTAGCTAAGGTGGCGTTAGGAGTTGAAGACTTCTCAGACAAAGCAGTAGAGGCATTCAACACTGCAGCGGAAGTTGTAGGTAATGTAGTAAAACAAGTACAAACTGCAATTGAAACCACAAACAACCTCATCGATGCAAACAACAGATTTGCAGCTTTACAGAACAAACTACTAGTACAGAATGCACAACTAACCAAAGACTTAGAAGAACAGAAAAAGATTAGTGAAGATACCACACGTGCTTATGACGAACGTAGTGAAGCACTTGAAAAGGTTATTGAAGCTAACGAACAGTTGGTAGAGAATGCATTGATAGAGGCACAAGCACAGGAAAGTCTGTTGAAACAGAAGTTAGCTATTACAAAGAACGATGAAGACCGTAGAGAGTTAGAGTCAGAATTAGCGGGAGCAACCGCAGAACGAATTGCAAGAGAACAGGAAGCGTCTATTGTAACTTTGGAGTCAGCACAGTTAAGACGTGAGTTAGACTTAGAGGAAAGGGACAGAAAACAATCTATCAATGATATGATAGAACAGATGAGGGCTGAGAACATTCAAGATGAAGAACAACAAGCCTTAAGAGCACTTCAGTTAGCTGAAGAAGCTGCAATGAAAGAGTTGGAGTTATTAAGAGCAACTGACGAAGAAAAACTTGCAATACAAGAAGAATTCGAAAAACAAAAGACCGCAATTGAAGCTGAATTTGCACAACAAAGAATAGATGAGGCGGAGAAAGAAGCTGACGAAAAGAAATCATTAGAAAAAGCGGTATTAGATACTAAGTTAGGTGTTGCTACTGCAGCGTTCGATACTATATCACAAATAGCAGGTGAACAATCAGCAGTAGGTAAAGCTGCGGCTATAGCTTCAGCAACAATCAATACCTATCAAGCCGCGACCAACGCATTAGCAAATACACCAGCACCACCACCGTTCCCACAAATAGCTGCGGGTGTTGCAATTGCATCAGGTTTAATGAATGTCAGAAAGATATTAGCTGTAGACACATTAGGACCATCTGTACCAGCTCCAAATATAAGTGCGGGACCTACACCACAATTTACAATACCGGCTACTACAACAGGTGCTGGTGAAGATATAGATATTACAGGTGCACAGTCTAATCAAGCACCAACAATACAAGCCTATGTAATTGCAAGTGATGTTACATCAGCACAACAGGCAAATCAACAAATAGAAAACCTTTCAAGATTATGATTGACGAAAAAATAGATAAGATAGTTGAATTAGATATAAGTGACGACGAATTGGATGAGGAGTTGTTTGATGAAATGGGTGTTGATATAATATCCTTTGTAGACCAACCAGCAATTCAAACAGACTTCTTATATTTTAATGAAGAAGAATTTGTAGAACCAAATACTGGTGAAGGCCATGATGACTATATGGAAAGATGTATCGGTGTTGAGATAGGTGAAGGTAAACCACAAGAACAAGCTGTTGCAATCTGTCATAGTAAATGGGAAGCAGTACATGGTCCAACTGAAATGGAAGAACATAATTGTAAGTATGGTAAGAAAGCTAACGGTAAATGTAAGAAAGCACCTCAAGGTTATTCTGAAGAAGAGAAGTTAGCTATTGTGGAGTTTGCTGAAAACGATGAGAACGGTGTATACATAACCAAAGATGATTTGTATATGGATATGACCTTAAATCAATTTGCGGGTGTTGGTGACGTTGTAACAGCTATTAGGTCATTAGATATATTGAAAAGGTTAACTATCAAAAAAGACAATCCACCTGAGACTTATTGGAAATATACAGGACCATCTGCACAAAGAGACTTCTGTAGAGCTATGTTAAGACTAGCAAATGCCGGTAAGATATTCACAACCGATGAGGTAAACAGAATGAATTCTTTGAATAAAGATTTTGGTCCAAGAGGAAATTCACCTTACTCTAAACTAAGTTGGAAGGGAGGACCTAACTGTGTTCATTATTGGACTAAATTAGAAGTGTTTAAAGGAGAAACGGGGACTAAGGTAATCATTGCATCTAATACTCCAACAAATCGTAATGAGAATAATGCAATGAAGTCTAACAATAGAAATCAACCAGCACCTCAAGGTTCAACTAAGAATAACGCATATCTTAAAAAACCTAAGAGTTGGAACTTTAGTTATGACGATGAAAAGAGAATTGTAACAGGACCCGTAATGATACCAAATAAGATGATATTACGTAGAGATGAAGATGGTAATCCATTCTACATTTATTTTACAAAGGAGACCATTAGAAAGATGTCTGAGAAGTTCTTTGCTAAGAATAAACACAACAATACTGATATCAACCACGATGAGAATATTACAACAGAGAATACCTTAATTGAAAGTTGGATTAGTGAAAGTATAAAACATGATAAAAGTTACAAGTACGGATTCGCATTACCGGAAGGAACGTGGTATGTTAGTTATAAAATCAATGATGATGAAACGTGGAACCTTATCAAAGAGGGAGAACTTAGAGGATTTAGTTTGGCTGGTGGATTTATTCAAAAAATGAAAGAAATCGACCCTGAAACAAAATTAAATGATATCAAAGATATTTTAAAACAAGTTAAATAATGTTAAAACAAATTATTAATGATAAAGTCATTCTGTTAAACAGTGGGGCTTTAACAGTATCGTTTATGAATGTGGAGATGGTCTTAAAACTATTACTACTAACTATATCTATAATCTATACCGGAATTAGGATATATAAGGAGGTATGTAAGAAAAATGACGAAAAATAACGTTTTTATATTTAAAACCAAATAAACAAATAAATTCTTAAAAAAATGACTGCACAAGAAGCACTTTACAAAATCAGAGTTATGTTAGGAGTAGAGGATGAGAAGAATGTATCACTCGAAACTGAAACAGAAACTACTGATATTGCACTTGCGGAAGCAACCTTAGTTGACGGTACAGTGGTATACACAGATGGTGAGTTGGAAGTAGGTAAGAGATTACTTATCAGAACTGAAGAAGGGGTCGAAAGTCCTTACGCACCATCAGGTATTCACGAAACCACAGACGGATTACTTATCGGTGTTGGAGACAACGGTGAGATAATGGAAATCTCCGAAGTAGCGGAGGAAGAAGTAGAAGAAGAAGTTATTGTCGAAGAAAAAGAACAGTTCGGTGATGACTTCATTAAACAAATTGTCGGAGCACTTTCTCCAAAGTTCGATGACATCCAAGCCCAAATAGATACTATGAAGGGTGAATTTAGCGAGTTTAAAGATGAGCCCGCTACGGATAAAATCAGAAACAATATCAACGCTTTAAACAAAGCTGAACATAGTGTTGCTGATGCTAGAATGAAAACCATTTTAGAACTCCGTAAACAATCTTACAATAAATTAAAATAAAAAACAATAATTATGGCTACAGGATTTGATGTAACAGCTATTGCGGGATATATAGACCAGGAGTCTTTTGGACTTATTTCGAAGTCTATTTTAGAAACCAATTTAGCATCTTTTATGAATGTCCGTGTTGGACTTCAGGGAAACTCAGTTGATATCCCCCTCTTAGACACTGATTTTGATGTACAAAACGGTGCAGATTGTGGTTGGAATGCTAGTGGTGATACCACTATTTCAGTTGTTCCAATGACACTAAAAAATAATAAAGTAAACGTGGTTCAGTGTGTTCAAACATTGAGAGACACTTTCTTCTCACAACAGTTAGCAGCAGGTGCTTACAACGGTGGTACTTCTATTCCTTTCGAGGAGTCGTTGGCAGAACACTTTGTAGGTAAGTTGCATAACTACAATGAGAACTTCATCATCAATGGTGACGGTGCTTACTCAGGTTTGACTGACATCTTGACAGTTGCTAACGGAACAGTTAGTGGAGCAAGTGCAACTCAGTGGACAGCTTCAAACGCTGTTGAAAACGCACAAACTATGTACGCAGCTTTACCCGATAAGTCTTACACAATGGACGACTTAGTATTAATCTTGTCACCTCAG